GCATTCGTCAAGAATACCATCTATGATCGCATAAAGGACGGAATCCCTACTATCTGTAGAGATTCCAAGTCTGTCTTTTAATAGTTGCAATACAATCACTCTCATAAGCATGCTCCTTATGAATTCGCCATGATCCCCTGTTTTTTCATCTCCGCAAGAATCGCATTGATTTTATTTTTTAGGTCAGTTGCTGTTTCTGTGGACAAATCTGCAATCAAAGCCATCTGTTTCACGCCGCCAAGCGTTGTTTTATTCGCCGCTGGAAGAGTGTATTCATTTGCCCGTGCTGCAATGCCATCTAATTTCGTTTTGTCCTCTTTAGACATCAAACCATCTTTAGATCCGGCAACTGCATTAACGAGTTTTCCCTCGATCTCGCTGATTTTTCCGTCCTGCTGTGTATTTTTTGTATCATTTGCAGATACGCCGTTCTCAATGTTGTCCATTGCTGCTTCTGTAATTACTTCTCCGTCTTCCCAGTCTTTCTTTGTGTACGCCATACTATCACCTCGCTATTTTGCTTTACCTACTTTTGCCTTTCCGACTTTCCCTCTGCCAACTAAGGCTACATCGTCAGAGGGGATTATTCCCCCGGTGTGTATGTAATGTAGAATCCGGCGTCTGTATCCGTTTTCTTCACATCATATCTCACAATACCGGCAAGTAGTTTACCGTAAATCTGGTTATCTACCCATTCAACGCTTGTCTGTTTGCGGTCAAAGAATGTGCAGAATGATTTCGGATCACCGACAAAACCTTTTAATTCGCCAGCTCCTGCGATAATTTCGTCATCCAAAACGATTACCTCTTTGCCAGACAGCATTTTTCCGCTTGAGGAAGTGATGGAATCCTGCAGCAGATATCTTCCATTCTTATCTTTCAACTTGTCCAGCTCGGCATACAAGGAAGCTGAAATGATGAATTTCACAGGATACACTTTCTTGATTTCTTTGTTCACCAAGTCTTTCAGTCCATCCAGCCCTGTAACACTTTTCGCCGTTGCACTCTTTAATACAGTTGCGATATCTGTATTTCTTGTATTTCTGGACTGGTCATTGATTTCATCCCGGATCAGACCTGTTACATCATAGTCGGCGTCATCAATAGCCTCCTGAGAAATTGGAATATATCCTCTTCTTGTTGCGATGCTATAGTCGATATTTGAGATTTTTGGTTTGGAAAGCTCTGGGTTCTGCTCCAGTTCTTCAACAGTAGACATTTTACTTCCAGATTTCGCAATTACCGGGTATTTCCCAGACGCACTGTTGACACTTACATTTTTCACGTAGTTTTTCAGGTCTACAATATCCTCTGGTTTCTCCTGTGGAGCAAGAATTTCTACGGGGATCAAAATGCCTGCATCCACTTCTTTAAATCCGCCCTCTCTTACCTGCCCTTTGGACTTCACAAATGCGTTAATCGCGCTTCTTGCCTCTTCGATTTCTTCACTTCTTTTACCCATATCTTTCTCCTTTTCACGTTTTTCTGGAGCTTTTTCATACTCCTTCATTTTTCCACGCAGCTCGCCAAGTTCTGTTTCAAGCTCACTTTTTCTTTCTTCGTGCGCTTCTTTTTCCTCGGTAAACTTCGTAATCTCTTCATCCACAACCGAGCGTTCTTCCTCTGTATTTGCTTCTTCAATGGATGTTTCCAATTCCTTTTCTCTTGTCTCAAAATCTGCGTCTTTTCCACGCATTTCTTCCAGTTCCTTTTCTTTGTCTGCGATCTGCTTCGCAAGCATTAACTGTCTTAAAGCCATTACTTTTCTCCTTTCAATCTCTTTGTAGCGTTGCTTCGCCACTGTTCCATCTGTTTTTCTCGATACTGTTCCACCTGTGCATGTCTCGCCTGTACGCCCGTATCTTCATAAGCCGGGAATGTGCATACAGACACTTCGTGCAGATCAACTTCTCGTATTGTCCATTTCACAGTGCCGTCATCTCTCCAATCGGTTTCTTCCCGAACTATATTGAATCCAAACGAGCACTGATCCACATCCCCACGCTTCACTCTTTCATACAGGTTCATGGCATCTGTGTCATTTTCGTTGATATCAATTTCGCCCCATAGACCTCTTGTATCGGTTCTCAGACGTAAAGTTCCGACTTTTGTCCGTCCAAGTACAAGTGTGTCATCATGGTTTGTCAGAGCACGGATGTCGTTGCTCATGGTGTTCGAAAACGCTTCTGGTGCAATTTCTTCATAAGCCCCAGGCCATAACTCTGTTTCGGAATTAAAAACAGCGAAGTACCCGGAAATTGTTTTCTTTCCATCCTCCGCTTCCCGTGTTTCAAAATCCGCTTTCCATGATCTTGTCAGATTTTCTTTCTTTCGCTCTTCCACTTATTCATCACCTCCTCTTAGCTTCTTCTGCTCCCCGATCATCCCCTGTGGAATGAAGTTTTCAAGGATGATTAGATCATTCAATCCATCTTTCGGAGAGTCACCAATCAAGTTAAGTACGTCATTTCCTGTATAGATTCCTCGTATATATAGGTTCATCCCAATTTCTGCAAGCTCTTTGGTGTCATAAGCCATCAAACTCTTTGAGTTGCATTTAAAGTACCAATGCGGGCTCTGAATCAAACCTTTCGTAAGTGTCTGCTGGAATACGTCCGCAATCGACTTCACCCGCGTACGGACAAAGTTGTTGTATTCATCCTTGTTAAAACTTCCGACCCCAAGAAAAAAAGGCGGCACATCCAACAAGGATGCAACCGTCCTCTTATCAATCTCCACAGATTCATTGATTGCAATATCTTTTAGGGACAACGGCTTGACTTCGGATACTTCCAATAGTTCTGCTGGTATCACCCAAGGCTCACCCGGTTTTGATTCTTTCAAATATTTTTCTTTTATCTGTTTTCTTCCTGCTTCGCTGGCAAGCTCTGTTGTAGCTGCATCCACTTTCACGATGATGTTCGGCATATATTGGCCGCTCATAAAAGACTTCTTGGTCGCATTTGCCTGTTTCAAATTCGATGCAATATCTTTCAAAGCGAGTCTATAGCCTGTCCCTTTCCATGGATAGTCCGGGTTTGGATTAATAGCAAAGTGTAATACTTCGTTCGGATCGTATTCCTCACTTCCGTAGATTATCTTGTATCCGGTCGGCGTTTCCTCAAAACTCGTCATTGACGGCTTTAACGGGATAAGCTCATCGATATATCCATCCCTCATCACTGGAAGGACAACAGCATTCCCGTCACCCGGCAATAGCATCGAGTAGACAATATTATAAACCCACGCTTTTCTCGTCATCAGCGAATACGGATTTATGTCTATCTTTCGTGATAGCTCATTTTTGATCCTGATATCTCCATGAGGGCCATTCTCCATCAGGTGGATTGTCATACCAGAAACCAGATCAGCAATTTTCTGACACGCCGCCCGAATTTCTGGATTCTGCGCCAGTGTCGTATATCCTGACGGCAATAAAAAATCAGAGAACGTAGCTCCCTGATAAACAAACACCTTATTCTGTGGTTCTGATCTGATACTCTTCTGCTTTTTTTTCTTCGCCATTTCAATCTCCTATTCTTCGTCTTCTGCAAAAATCAGTCTCCCATCACTAACTCTTCCAAGACAAGTGTATTTTCTACCGATAAAATCGTCCTTATTTTTAGCGTGGGATATATCGGATGTGTGATTGCAATATTCACTGCATTTCTCGCATCTTTTCCCGTCACATAAATAAAGGATTTCGCATTCTGTTTTTACAGCCATTCTTCCACCTATTCTCTCTTTAGCCATTTATTCGCTACATTTCCAAGTGCCATGTCCGCCAACATCTGACAACACGAAAAGACTCCTGCATCGAATAAGTCAATTCGTCTTACACCGCCATCTCCATCTACTTTCTCATATTGGATCATGTCATCCACTTTTTCAATTGCCCTTACGTTCTGCACGCAATATTCAAAAGCGTCCGAATGTAGATAGTAAAATTTCTTATTTTTCACTTTCACTTCGATATGCCGGAATCCCTCAGACTTCACATAAAAATACTGCGGCTGATCCTGTATCTGGAATCCAGATTTTTTCATTTTTAAGAAAAACTCTCGTCCAAACTTCTTGTCGAATCCCACAATTTTGATTTTAAATCCCATCTTTTTCATAGAGATAAACCAGTTTACAATGTCATCCGGAAGCACCGTGGCTGTATTACTCATCGTCAGCCACCCATCCTCTTCCCATCCGAATAATGGAATTTCGTCTTCATCCGCTTTTTTGATTGCGGCCGCCCTCGGGAAGAACGCATGTGTGATACAGATATCAACATCTTTGTATGTTCCGTAAATAGCTCCTGCTGTCAGATCGTGAAGTTTTGATAAGTCAGCGCCGCCATACCATGTGATCGGCAGTTTTGCCAGTTCTTCCAACGACCAGCTATATTCATCGTCAGATGATCTGAATTCATTGATATCAAAATAAGCATTTAAAGCATTCGTAAAGATGTTCAGTGTTTTGTTTAAATACTCTGCTCTCAGCTGCGGCTCATTCATTGCCTGCGCTGCATCATCCAGAAGTTCGCTTAATGTAACAGTGACCCCAATAGACGGTGTACACATCTGCAGCACTTCCGGATCATCCAGTGTCGTGATTTCTCCTTTGCTATTCAGAACATTTCCCTCTTTATCCTGGTCTGCTTTGCAAATAAAAATAAAATAGGAATCATACGCTTTGTCTGTGATTGTTCCATTCAAAACGTCATGAAGAGTCTTAATCCTATTCGCAAGGAATCCGTCCGGAATGTCTCCAGCAGTAGATATACCAATCAACAATTTGTTTCGATATGCTTTCATGGCGTTTTTCATCAATATATATTTTTTAGCCCCAGCTCTTTTCCAAGAATGCAGCTCGTCCAGAATCAGACAGTTACAGTTTAAAGAGTCCAATTTATCTTCCTGGTTGGCGATCGCATACATTTCAGCGGTACCGCCTCCGAAATCAATAGTGATGGAATGTTCTTGATTATTGTCTCGGATTCTAAGTTTATTAACATCTCCGCGCAAGGTTTCAACGTTGTCCACTAAAAATCCAAAACTTTCCATGGTTTGTTTCACCGAGTTCGCCACAATGTATGTCTTTGCCCCAGATCCTCTGTCCAGAATACTCTTTGCTTCTGCCAGTGCAGCACTGAAAGATGTTTTCCCCTGTTTTCTTGGTAAAAAAATAAGCGCTTCGTTAAAACGCCTAATATCTGTTCCTTTTCGGAAAAATCCAAACAAATTTACACATACAAACTTCTGCCAGTCCGTCAATAACATTGGAGTGCCTTTAAAACTGACTCCATTCTTGTCCTCGCCTTGTACGTGGTGGATAGTTCCCTCAATCAGATCGATCACAAAATCAAATTGATCACTGCGAAAATCTAAATCATCACGTTCTAAATCTGCGAGAAATCTCTTGCATGCAAGCACTCTATCTATGTTCGCCAAGACTTTTTTACTTACGATATCTTCCGCATAACGAACAGCCGTATCGAAATGCGGGCTGTTAATATGGGATAAGTCCATTTACTTTCCCTGCTGTTTTTCCAGTAATAATGCAAATGCAGATTTTTCTTTTTTCGGCTGTTCAATCTCCGCATTGTACGTTTTTGCATTTAACATCAGTCTGTCGGAATATGTTCCGATATCTTTCCTGAGATTTTCGAGACTCACGAGAATAGGGCTTTTTTTACCCCCGCTTTTCTCCGTGTCTAAGATTACTTCGTATCCAGACTCTTCGAACTGTTTGCTCAGCACATTGTACTGATAGATCATATCTGCGTAGATCTCAATTACCTGTTTATACTGCACTTTATAGGTTCCAAGCTCTTTCATGTATCTAACTGTTCTGTCAATGATTGTTTGCTTCTGTGGTATGTATCTTGCCATCTATTCTCGCCTCCTTATCTTCCGGAAAATTTATTTTCAGGATCCCGCGCTATTGGAAAGAGTCCTCTCTCCCGATTCTCCTGAGGCATTTTTAATTCTCAAAAGGGAGGGGGGATATCTCGATCTCGCTCATCTCCAGACTTATCGCCGTCTTACTCTTCATCCACTCGATCATATCAGTTGCTACATCTTTTTTGATAGTAACTATTTTTGCGAAAATTTCCCCAATCGCATTGGATGTCACGCTCCATGCGTCATAACCACATGCATTGGAATCGACGCACGTCTTCACTATCTCCCTCAATATCTCAGTGATTTCCGCTACACTTCTATCTGTTCGCCCTGTCCATTTAAGTTCATACATCTTGATTTTTTCCATGCTTCAAACTCCCTTCTTCTTTTCCTCTGCCAGTACAATCCAGCATTTGTTACCTTACCTGTCTTCCTGTCGTGCATCCTGTCGTGTTGTGCAGTGGACATGCTAATAAGATTCCAGTCCACAAATGCAAGCTCTGGATATTCTTCCAGAGGATAGATATGATGCACTGTCGTTGCTTCCGCATACTTGCCGTACCTCTTCGACTCTTGGCATTGATAGCTGTCACGTCTTAGGATGTGTTCTCTTTTCTTTTTCCACTTTCGGTTTTCGTAAAACTTTCCCATGCTTCTTCCCTTTGATCAGTTTTCCACAGTCTTTGCATCTCCATGTGTGCTCTGTGATAAAGCTACCATCATTCTGTCTTATAAGATCTGTTTTGACATATTCTGTCTTTATGTGCTTGCATAATATTTTTTTAATAGCTCCCATGGTTTACTCCTTTTACGCATAATAAAAGCACCCATCTCTGGATGCTAAGAATGTAGGACTACTGCTCGAAAGAATTACAATGCCAACTGAAACCAAAATAACCAAGTACACAATCAAAAATTTATAAGAATAAAGGAGGAACCTTGCAGTAGTCCACAACGGGTATAGCAGGATTCGAACCTGAGACACATCGGTTAACAGCCGATCGCTCTACCAACTGAGCTATACACCCGTAGGATGCCTTTTATTGACATCCTTTACCCTATCCGCACTCGGGTACTGACACTAAATATAGATCGCTGAATCTATTTTTGTTTGTTTCGCAGATCTGCGGATATCTGCGTTTTGGTACCATTTGCAATGTAAGTCCGGTGTGCACTCCCGGCGCAGCCTGCAGCTGTCCAAGCCGTATGCTTACATCACAAAGCCGTGTACAGGAGTCGAACCTGTCTGCCCTACATTTGCCACGGCATAAAAACACCGCCAGACGAGAAAGGGTGAAAGTCCGGCGGTGTTCCGAATGTTGTTTGGAAAGCTTTTGGAGTCTTTCTTCTAACTCCATGTTATACTATATATTATTTAAAGCGGACAATGTGGACAAAACGGACAAACTTTATTTTTCTTTCATCCACCTCTGAAATTCTTTCCTTGCGCTTTCCCCTGTGCAATTTCCTTTCATCTTCGCAGCTACTTCATCCCATGTCAGTCCTTGCATCACCTTGAACCGGATAATCCGCTGCATCCTTACCGGAGCTTTATTGATTACTCGCTCTGCTTTTACTTTAATCCGCTTTGCGTTCAGCTTTCGTTCTTCCAACAACCGTTCCTCTTCGTCTATGTTCACTGCGCTCTCTATACATCCAGAGATATTAAAGCTCTGTGGTTGGTACGGAAACTCTGGATTGCTGCCTGTCACTTTATCCTGCACAAACGTCTTTCTTCTGTGCCGTCTGATATCTTCCTCTGTCTCTTTCACAAGTGCTTTCGCATCCATGTACTCATAGATTATATTCTTATCCACCTCAATCACCTCCCGGAATTGGCTTTTTGATGTTGTACTTGCTTGCTATGTATTCTAGAGTGTCCGTATTTGTTCTGTCAGCCCTTTTAAAATCACAGGCAAAGGCTTTATGCTCCTGTTGCTTTAAAGCTGTCTCGCAGGGCTTTCTCGTTGCCATATCATGTGCATCTATCTTTCGGATGACTCCTGCCGTCTCCTTTCTGCGTTTCATAGTATCTCTTGTCATTCCTGCATCACCTCAATTTCCTCTCCTGTCAGCTCTTCAAGCTTCTGTCGCATTTCTTCCACTGTCATTTTCTTTGGTTCTTTGCGCTCCCAGATGAGTTCGAGATTGTCATCGTCTAATATCCTCTCTAAAATTGCTCTTTGGCGAATCTTGAATACCTTCATGATAGTCAATCTAGGATATCCGTCTTCCAAGTTTTCGTTGTATGTGCTTAACTCATAATGAGCATTCTTC